CTGTAGTTGTGCCTGTCACAATCATTGTTTCCCCCCAAAAATATTAGAAAAATCGTCAAAAATCGTACCCAAAATGGGGCTAATCCTACGCTTATTGGGTAAGCCACAATGAAACCTGATTAGGTCTATTTCTGCCAAAGTCAACATATCACCATCCTCTGCCTTATCTAAAGCTATCTCAAGGCGTTCTTGGTCTGCCATCATTTCGTTATGTAATTCTTGTAAGTCATCCATAATCATCTCCAAAAGTAAACAGCTTATGCTGTACCACCATATTAAGGCAATTTAAGCGTTTGTGCAAATTTATTTGTAAGTGTTGGATAAATGTGACTATTTAATGTTAAGATAATTGAATGAAGAAAAAAGTGTTTACCGATAGCCAAATTATCGAGTTACTGGGTGGGCCAACAAAAATAGCCAAAATCTGCAAAATTAGCGTACCTGCGGTGTCTATGTGGAAAAACTCAGGTATTCCTGCCGATAAAATGGTTTATTTAGGGGCGTTGCTAGAACAGGAATCTAAAGGCTTAGTAAGCCGTAAGGACTTATTTCCTGAAAGTTACCAGTTGATATGGCCTGAGTTGCGTTGATTTTGTTGTATACTGTATAAGCAGATTGAACCCTGTTTAGTAGAACTCCATTAAGACCCTTTTGGGTAGCTTTGAGCGTTTTGGAAAGCCTGTGGAGTGCTTCCTAAAGCGGGTTCAACTTAGAGCTACCCAAAGGGGTTTTTCTATTTCTGCCACCCGAAACGACAGGGTGTTAGAAAAAGTCGGGGATGGGCTAGAGGCCGATGGAGATTCAGCATCGGAGCGAGGGTCGACACCTGCGATAGCCGCCAAGATACTGGGTCAAGCCAGCTTGGGTAGAGTCGTTACTCGATACATCTCTTGACAGTATCGCCACTTGTGGCGTTGGTCGTTCTATGGGAAAAGAGCTTGCAAAAAATTACATATAAGTTATATATACATTAACTTGTAAGTATATAAATAAAGGCAAAATCTATACATAAAGTTATATAAACATTACATTAACCGATTTTATGTAACATATATAAGGGAAAGTACCTATATACCTTATAATTAAGTAAACTTAACCTACAGTCTTTCAAGGGGGATTTATGAGTTCTTGGCTAATTATTGTTACGGGGCTTATTTATGCCTATATAGGTATAGAACAAGGCTTTAAAGGTAATATGCCTATGGCAGTTGTATATAGCGGTTATGCTTTTAGTAATATTGGACTTTATGTACTTGCAACAAAATAGGGGGATGTGTGGATTTTGAAAAGTTTTGGCTAAATTGGCCCAAAAAGGTCGCAAAGAAAAAAGCTGAGATTGCTTGGAAACGATTGACTGACCTTGAAAAGCGTGAAGCCTTAGAAGCCTTGCCTAAACACCTTAGACATTGGCAACTTAAACGCACCGAAATAGACTATATTCCGTACCCCGCATCGTGGATTAACGGGCTTAGGTTTCAGGATGTTTTAGACATGACCCCCGCCAAAGAAAAGGTGGACAGGTCTTGGATGTTTAGCCAACAAGGTATCGAGAACAAAGCTAGAGAACTAGGAATACTGGGTAACGGGTACGATAGCTACGATACTTTAAAGAAGAAATGTATGATGAGAATGGGTATGGAGATTGACTGAACATCAATACCAATGTGCAGTACGGCAGTTATGTAAATGGCGTAGTCAATGGGGGTTGGCAAAGTTTAGGGAATACTTATCAAAATACCAAATTGATAGTAATTTACTAATAGGTTTTGCAGACCAATGGAAAAAAGGTAATAAGGGGGAATGGAACACATGGTTATAAAAACAATTCAAATAGAAACAGACGCAATAACGGATGAGCTTAGTCAGTCATTTGATTACAAATTTGATGGCAATTCTCAATTTGAAGTGCCCAAAATACCTAATTTGCCAAAAGAATTTGGAATTGGTTTAATTGTAGGCCCAAGCGGTAGTGGTAAATCATCTTTGCTAGAACAGTTTGGTAAAGAAAAAACAATTAATTGGGATACAAACAAAGCAATTTGTTCGCACTTTGAATCTTCTATTAAAGCTCAAGAAAAACTAAGTGCCGTAGGTTTTAATACAGTTCCATCTTGGATGCGACCTTATTATGTGCTATCTACTGGTGAAAAGTTTAGAGCAGACTTAGCTATGCGACTTGAAAACAACGCTGTAATTGATGAATTTACATCCGTTGTAGATAGAAATGTGGCTAAATCTTGCTCTTACGCTTTGCGTAGGTATGTTGATAAAAGCAATCTACAAAACATTATTTTGGCTACTTGCCATTACGACATTATTGAATGGTTACAGCCTGATTGGGTATATGACACCGCCACAAACCGACTGACTGTCGGAAGGGGGTCAGTTAGGCGACCAACGATTGAATTGGAAATGTTACCTTGTTCAACCCAAGCGTGGTCAATGTTTAGCAAACATCACTATCTCACAGCAAACATCCATAAGGCTTCACAATGCTGGCTCGCTGTTTGGGATGGAACTGTAGTGGGTTTTTGTGCAACCATACCATTCCCAAGCGGGTCTTTTAAAAATGCTTGGAGAGGGCATAGAACTGTAGTTTTGCCTGATTTTCAAGGTTTAGGTTTAGGAGTAAGAATATCAGACGCTATTGGTGAAATATACCTTGCTCATGGCAGAAGATACTTTTCTAAAACTGCAAGTTATAGGCTTGGAGAATATAGAAATAACTCTGAAAAATGGCGACCATGCACTACCAATATGTCAACTAGACAAGGTTATTTGCGGTCAAACAAAAAAAGAATGGGAGCACCTAAAAACTTAAAAGATTACGCAAATAGATTTTGTTACTCACATGAATATATAGGGAAAAAATGAATGAGTTGGCTCTTTTCGCAGGTGCTGGTGGGGGAATACTTGGGGGACATTTGCTCGGATGGCGAACAGTCTGTGCAGTCGAATGGGAATCATACCCAGCAAGCGTATTGCTTGCCCGACAAAATGACGGAATACTCCCGCCTTTCCCGATTTGGGATGATGTTCAAACCTTTGACGGAAACGCTTGGCGAGGAATTGTTGATGTCGTATCAGGCGGGTTTCCATGCCAAGACATTAGTTCAGCAGGAAAAGGAGCAGGAATTGAAGGAGAACGCTCTGGGATGTGGCGAGAGATGGCAAGGATTATTGGCGAGGTTAGACCAAAGTTCGTTTTTGTGGAAAACAGTCCAATGCTCACTACTAGAGGACTCGGAACAGTCCTTAGAGATTTGGCCCAACTGGGGTTCAATGCGGAATGGGGTGTGTTGGGAGCAGATGATGTGGGAGCAAACCACCACAGAAAACGAATATGGATATTGGCTCACTCCAACAGCAACAGCAATCTCTGGTCGCAGTCAAGAAGCGATGGAATACAGAACAAAACAAAGGGAAAGTCAGGGTCACAAAACAGTACAGCCGGGCAATCTAGCGGAACAAGTAATGTATTCGGGAAAAGTTCCTTGCAAAGACATGAAAAAACCAACGATGTTACCGACACCAACAGCACACAATTCAAAAGAGGGGGCATATCCTGCGGAATTTACTCGGAAAACGCCTACTTTGGCAACCCACGCTGGTGGCAAACTGAACCCAATGTGGACAGAATGGCTAATGGGGTGGCCGCTGGGGTGGACAGACTTAAAGCCATTGGAAATGGACAAGTCCCATTATGTGCAGCAACAGCTTGGAACATCCTTAAAGGAAGATTAGATGAAAGAATATGACCCACACGAAGCAATAGACTTTATATTTAAAACCGCACCGCAATATGCTAAAGCAAGCGGTGAACTAGCCCAGCTTGAAAACTTTAGGCATAGTCTTAAGGCCATCAAAATGTCGCAGACTGAAGAACAGTCGCTGGGGGCACAGGAACGGGAAGCATACCGCAGTCCTGAATACCAAGACTTATGCAAAGCCATAGGGGTAGCGGTAGAGCAAAAAGAAGCCCTTAGATGGCAATTAGAAGCCGCCAAGATGCGTTTTGAAGCATGGCGTACCCAACAAGCTAATGACAGAAACTTAGAAAGGTTGACACGATGAGAGGATTTGCAGAAGTATTCCTAGACCTAACCCGCACTATTAAACGGGTGCATGAACTTAAACTTAAAAATGACCATACCGAAGCCTATTTATTAAGCTGCGATATAACTGACTATGCCCAAGAACTAGAGGATGTACTGCAAAAAGATGCAAACATTCAATAAGATAATGCGTAATGCCTATGCCACCCATATTGATTATGGTGCGTTCAAAGGCTTAATACCAACTAATCAAAACTTCTGCCCCAGTAACATAGACGGGATTGCAGAGCGTAATGGTAAGTTTTTGGTGATGGAGTGGAAACGCCCCAATGAAAAGGTTAGCGATGGTCAAAAACGCCTATTGCAAGCCTTTGCTAAAACACCTAACTTTACAGTCGTTATTGTGCAAGGCAACACAGATGACCAGTTAGTTATAGAAAACTTTTGGCAAGTCCAACCTTTTGGATGCACTAAACTAGGCAATGGGGTTGACGAATTTAAGGCTTTCTATCTAATGTGGTACGACTACGCTAATGAACAAAAAGGATAAAAAACGCCATGACGATATTGCAAGACTTGGTTGCGTCTTATGCTACCACTTGGGCTACCATGACACCCCCGCAGAGCTTCACCATGTCAGACGATTCGGTGGAAAGCGGTCAGAAGCACCAATACTCCCCTTATGTACCGAGCATCACAGAGGTGCTACAGGTGTGCATGGACTCGGAGCAAAGGCTTTCGAGAGATACCACCAAATTGAGTTCGATACCTTACTAGGTATAGTCGAGTCAAAGCTCCAACGGGTCAAAGCCTAGTTCTGTAGCTACAGCTTTAGCCCTATTCCTAAAGGTTTTGTCGTGCTTAGTCCATGCTTGGGTGCTTGTATCCCAACGACTTGCATGAATCATCTCATGGGCCATAGTCCTAATTACTGTGTCTAAATGACCGCACCTAGCGTCAGATATAGTAATGGTATGGGCGTGTTTTTCCCCATCATCGTAAAGATAAGTGCCCATAGCATCAAAGTCGCTATCTACTACAAACTTAATTTCTTCAGGCAAAGGCAAGTCCCAAGACGCAAACGGCTCGCAGCAATACAACATACTGTAGATGTGTTCGATAATCTTAGGCGTTATACGCACAATATTTCCCCACGAAACTCTACCTCGTTTTCCCCACAAACCTGAATCATCTCAGGCATTAAAAGCCTACCTCTTTCCCACGAAGCCATGACAAACCCTTGTCGCCAATCTTTTGCGTTATCTTCTGTATAGCTAAAGCTATCCGCATTAACATCCGCTAAAGTGCCTGTTTGCACACCCCAGTATGTCTTTTGGTCAAAGGTCGATATAGGACTTAGAGTCAAGACATGGGTATGCCCTGTAAAGATATTACAAAAACTAGCTTGGACATTGTTATAGCCTGCGTACCTACCGCCCTTATGCCTGTGTTTAATTACAGTATCTTCATTAACCCAAAACGACCAACAGGTTTCCCAATGCGGAAAGTGGTACTTTAAATTAAACCCATCGACCCCCGAAAACTCAGGGGCACGAGCCACCAAAGCCGACTCATAACGCATATCGTGATTACCTAGAGTCCATATTAGCCTACAACCCGCAGGTCTAACCTTTTCAATAGCATCCAAATGCGTTTTACAGTAGTTTAGTTCGTCTAATACGCTAGGTTGGCGGTCATAGTTAATCTTGGGGAATCGGCTGAGTACAGCCCCATCAAAGGCATCTCCGTTACAGATAATGGCTTTGGGCTTGAAATGTTCTATAAATTTGATTAAGGCTTTAAACCCTGTTGTAGTGTGGTCAGTAAAGTGGGCATCCGAAAAGATAATGACTCGACCTTTTTCTAATTCCATACCCCGTCTAACGCTATGGGTGGTGGCATCTAATCGCTCTTGCAATAGTTCTTGGCGTTTTGCCTTGTCAGCCTTAGCTCTTTCAATATATTCTTTGCTTTTTTCTTGCTTATAACTAAGGTCGGTTACTAGCGTTATGTTCTGCCTAATCTCTACTGACCGCCTACGATTCATAACGGCACGAACACCAATACCTAAATGTTCTGCTAATGCTGTGGGGCTAGGATATGCCCGCCATTTTTCTATAAAATCGTCATCACTAATGTAATCACCAAATTGATTTTTAGCCATATAAGACCCTAATCGTGATAAAGTTAGCATATCTTAACTGAATATTGTTAAAAAACAATGGCATACGCCAAAAGAACCGATGCAAATCAAACAGAAATAGTAGAAACCCTCAGAAAAGCGGGTGCTGATGTCTATATTTTATCAATGGTAGGCAGAGGGATACCTGACCTGATGGTGTGCTTTAACGGAGAAACTATCTTGATGGAAGTCAAGCGTGACGCTAAAGCTAAATTCACCGCAGACCAACTTAAATTTATAGCCAACTGGAAGGGTGGGCCATTAAGCCGAGTAGATAGTCCTGAATCTGCATTAAGAGTGATTGGATTAATCCCAAAACACGACTATAATCAATAAAAACAAGGAGTTTGTATGGAAAATTGTGCTTTATTCGTAGCAACATTACTACATTCTGCGACTAACACGCATTTTTTCCATTGGAGTACCGACTCTTATTCTAAGCACATCGCTTTGGGCGAATATTACGATGGCATCGTAGAGTTGACCGATAGCTTTGCAGAAGCCTACATGGGCAAATATGGCAAATTTACCGCATTTCCAAGCGTGTACCATCAACCCAAAGACCCACTTAAATACTTAGAATCCCTACAAAACTTTGTGGCAGATGCTCGCCAAGATTTACCGCAAGATTCTGAATTACAGAACATTATTGATGAGATTGCAGACCTGATTAACACTACGACTTACAAACTTAAGTTCTTGAAATAAAAGGATAAATCATGCCATTAATGAAATCAGGTAGTAAGGAAGCAATCGGGAAGAATTACGAGAAAGAGCGTCAATCAGGCAAGTCTAAGAAACAAAGTCTAGCGATTGCTTTGTCAGTCCAACGGGAAAACGCCAAAGGTAGCCGTAAGTCTAAGCTAGAAGATGCTTATGCTCGGTACATTCAAGAAAAATCTTGAAAATTCTTGAAATATGAGCCGACAAGACCAAATTCGTGCTGCAATGGATAAGCACGACAAGCCAATACCTAAGACTACTAAAGGCAAAGGTCGTAATTACCTATCTGTTGAAGAAGGTGCAGGTATGACGGCAAAAGGCAGAGCTGCTTATAACCGCAAGAACAACGCAAATTTACAAGCCCCCCAAGCTAGTGGGCCACGCCATGATAGTTTCTGTGCAAGGTCAAAAGGCTGGACTGGGGAACGAGGAAAAGCAGCAAGAGCGAGATGGAGTTGCTAATGAAAGACGGACTATATGCCAATATTCATCGAAAGAGGGCTAGGATTAAGGCGGGTTCAGGCGAAAAGATGAACAAGGTTGGTAGCAAAGATGCCCCTACTAAGCAAGACTTTATTGAGTCGGCTAAGACGGCAAAACCGCCCAAAAAGACTAGAAAACAAATGCTTACCGATAAGATGAAGGATATGTAATGTTTAAAAAAGAAAAGATTAAACCTGAGAACTCTTTGTTGCAACCGCACAAACAGACCACGCTAGAAAAGAACGAAAATAAGCGTATGAAGCGTAAAGCGGAGTTAATGAAGCACTTTAACCAATTTGTTAAACAGATGGCATAAACTTAGTTTTAGTATTAGAATTTACCCTAACTAAATCAATCACTTGAGGTAGTATGGAAAATAAACAATTAAGAAATATTAAGGGTGCTGGCAGACCTGCTGGTAGTCCTAACAAATCCACCGCATTGGCTAGAGAAGCCATAGCAAGGTTTGTTGATGGTAATAGTCATAAGTTACAAGAGTGGCTAGATAGCATCGCTAAAGACCCTAAATACGGCCCTAAACACGCATTTGACTGCTTTATGCAAGTGGCTGAATACCATGTACCTAAACTAGCCCGTACTGAGCATACTGGTAGCGAGGATAAACCCATTCGATATGTGGTTACATGGAAGAAGTAGCAGACTTTACTGATGTCAAAATAGAACTATATAAGCCTAGAGATGTATTCCTAGACTTCCATGACCGCCAACAACGATGGGCTGTCATTATTGCCCACAGGCGTGCAGGCAAGACAGTAAGTTGCATTAATGATGCCTTGTGGAGAGCAATAACTGAAGGCAAGGAGAACGCTAGATATGCCTATATTGCCCCGTACTACGCACAGGCTAAGTCTATTGCTTTTGATTACCTTATGCAGTTTAGCGAGCCTGCAAGGGTTAGGCACAATATCTCTGAATTGTGGGTCGAACTGTTTAACGGGGCTAGAATTCGTTTGTTTGGTGCAGACAATCCTGACGCACTTAGGGGTATGTACCTTGATGGGGTTGTACTAGACGAATATGCCGACATGAAGCCTAAGATATGGGGCGAGGTAATCCGACCCCTATTGGCTGATAGACGAGGTTGGGCTACCTTTATTGGTACACCAAAAGGTCACAATACCTTTTACGACATCTACCAGTACGCCACGCTAAATCCTGACGAATGGTACTGCAAAGTCTTACGGGCAAGCCAAACCAAACTAATAGAACAAACCGAACTAGACGATGCCTTAAAGTCTATGTCTATTGACCAATACCAACAAGAGTTTGAATGTAGCTTTGAAGCTGCCATCATTGGGGCTATCTACGGCACAGAGATGCGACTATTGACCGATGCAGGGCGTATTACTAAGGTTGAATGTGACCCCATGTTTCCTGTGCATACGGCTTGGGACTTGGGCTTTAACGATGCTACGGCTATTTGGTGGTATCAGGTCGTACATGGAGAGATACGGGTATTGGATTACCACGAAGCTCATGGGCAACCTATTCCTTATTATGCTAACCAAATTAAAGAACGACCATACGAATATGGCACACATTGGCTACCGCATGATGCACGAGCTAAAACTTTGGCAAGTGGCGGAAAGAGCATAATTGAGCAAATTTTTGACAAATTACCTAAAGAATCGTTTAAAATTGTTCCAAATCTGTCATTACAAGACGGCATACAAGCATCAAGGATGGC